CGTCACCGTCTACTACGGCGAGAAGCGCGTATTTACGAACCTGGCCGAGTTTTGTGCGGCGCATCCGAGGGAGAAAGCATGAGTATCGTCGGCCACTTTCCAAAGTACATCCACGAAGACAAGCATTGCTTCGTCTATTGCGGACCCGATCGGTGCGATTGTCGCGCGGGTAACCCACTGGACGTCACGGCGCAAATTCTTCGGAGGGAAATCGCCGAGGCGTTCGCTATCACGCCACGCATGCAAGGGATGGTCACTTGCCTATCGTGCGGGGCGCATGCCATGTCGGCTCAAGACCTACCTTGCGGACACTAGCCATGACATTCCTATGGGGCTTCACTGCTGGTTGGTGGGTTTGCTCGCTGTCATGTCTTGCTGCGCTTGCGATATGGAAACTGCGACGCCCTCCACCGCCAACAAAACACGCGAGACGTTACCGTGATGATCCAAAGCGCCACCTCTCGCGCGAAGTACAGCAGGGGATTCGGGAATTGGGGGAGCGGGATGGGGTGCGGTATGAGTTTCTAGGGATGGCAGATAGGGAGGATCAAAGATGATTGTCTGGCTTGATGTTCCGGAATCACAGGCAAAGTCGGCTAAGCGGAGAGGCGCGCAGCTTTCGCTTGAGACGGGCCGATGGTTCGTGAAAGACGTCGCAAACCTTAATCCGTTCATGCAGTGGATTCCAAGGCGCGCGACGGAGCCGACTAAGGCAACCGTGGCAAAGCCCGCGCTAGGCGAAGCGTGGTCCGACCCGCGCGAGACCAAGATACGCCGCAAAGGTCGGCGCGTGGTTAAGGACGTAAGCGGAGACCCATTTGCGAATAACCTGCCAACCTTCACCGGCAGGCTGAAGCGGAATATCTAAGCAAATTTCTTATTGACAAGACCATTCCGTTTGGAGTACGAATCAAATTAATGATACAATTTATGGGCTCGTAAAGCGAATTTTTACTACACCTAGTAGCGGGGCTTAAGAATGGACTTCGAGAACATTGATGACCGGTTGGAGAACTGGGGGCGAGTTGTGCGGTCGCCCCGCTTCCAGTCCGGCGAATGTGCTTTGTGGGCAAAGTGGTTTGTCACGCTCCGCGATCTCGGTAAGCCGATGACAGCCCCGGCCATGACGAAAGATGAGTGGGACGGATGGCTGATCGAGAAAGCCTGGTCGGACCTCCCTAACCACACTTACAAATGGGCGTTGAAGTACTACTGGGTATGGAATATGGATTCCGATCAGGTGAGCACGCGGCTGCGCAAATCGCACGGTATCAGCACGCGCGGAATCAAGATGGACCTCGTTCTTGCTCAGGCTAAGGCGGCGCTTCGGAAAAGCATCGCTGGGTTGACGGTCAAAAGCCTCTTGAAAAATGTTTCAGAAGATGCTTGTAAACAAGAATTTTGCGTTCTATAATCGCCGCTAGATTACTGATTTCGGCCTTGAGCCTGAGCTTACCCTCGCGAAATGCGAGGCGTAGCCGTCTCAAAACAAACCCGCCACCGCACCCGCCTGGCGGGTTTTTCCGTTTACCGCCATGGCTCGCTCCGCTACCTTCTCCGGTTCGTTCGGCGGCGATCCATTGGCCAATCTTGAGCGCAATCGCGCCGAGGCATCAGGCAAAAGGCTTTCAAAGCGCGATCTGCTGGAAATGGGAAACCGTCCGCTCTCCGAGTCAGGCCGCCGCACGCCGAACGACGACAAGCCCGCGCGCAAGCCTTTGGAAGCATTCCTCGCTGAAGAGGCGCAGCCCAAAGAGCGCAGCGAAGCATGGAAACGCATAGAAGCCCTATTCGAAACGCCATGCACATCGGTCTGATATCCACGGACGACATGACCGAGCGCGAACAGGCGATTTTGTATGAGTGGACTCGCGATACGGCTGACGCTGCCTTTCGCGCTGAGTACGTCGCGCGTGGCTGGGCTCCAAGCGATGCGACATGCCAACGCCTACGCGGCTATCACCAAGCCGGTCTGACGCCGGATGAGGCTGCTGAGGCGCTGTTTGCAGTGAGGCACTGATGACCGCTCAAGACAGCATGACCGAAGCCGCAAAGACTGTAGCTGAAGCCCTCGCCGGAGGCCTCCTGCTCGCCGGCACATACTCCTGGGCATGTGCCTCGCTCTATACGCATTATGCTGACTGGCTGCTGGAGACTTGGTGCGATGGATAAAGAGAGTTACACATCGAGCATTTACCGGAATGGTATCGGTGGCGGCTTGCAGGAAATCGCGCAAGGTAAGGGCTACCAGGCGTGCAACTGCATCGGCCCGCAGAACGGACAACCGGCTTGCCCTTGTGCAATGCGGGACGTCGAGGTTGTAGACGGTCGCTGGGTGCGAGTGCAAGACCTCGGGCCAGTGCGTTGATTCCTGCCTCATGCCAGTCAGCGGCGGTCGGCGCCGCAGATTGACACGGGCTGGCACCTCTTGAGCCATTCTCGCCTCATTCTGTGTCCCGGCGGCTACGGCTCGGGTCAAAACGGGCGATCCTGTATCCCGAAAGGCATAAAGTTTTGTGCGGTAAGTGGGTGGAAAGTAAAGAATATTGTCTTCACGCATGACGCTTTCCGTTGCCAATCGGCGGCAGTAAATAGACCTGGCCGGGTAAGGCGTCATTCTTGAGGGCGAATGCGCAGAGCTTGGGAACCTGCCGTGGACTAGTCCCAAGGCCGCTCAGTGACCCTATCGACGGATGTACACCGTACGGATAGAGCGACAGCAAACGATTCACGGTTAGTGCAAACACTCTCAACGCCGTCTCATCCGGCCTTGGTCCAGCCCTGCGGCACAACGGACCATATCACTGCCGGGCTATATACCGGGTGAGGCGTCCATAGCACGCCGCGTGGCTCCCGTTAAGAGCCTCTTCACTACGTGGTCTGCATCGGGCCCGTCCGGACGCATCCTGATGCCGAATATGCGCAATAACCCGTTACGCTTGTGAGTCAAATGGCTTAGCTGGCCGTTTGTCTTACTCCCTCTGGCGGGGTAAAAGCACAGGGGAACCGGGCCACGTAGTGAAGGCTCATCAAGCGTAGCGCGCTGCGATAGCAGGGTACTTGCCCATGCGTACGCGCGATCGGTCTTCAGCCCAATCCTCCTTCTCGTTTCCCCTGACGAGAATTGCCGCTAAGGCGGCGTTTTTATTCGATGGTGCGTCATGGCTGCGAAGAAACCTAAAGCCGAGCCAGTTGAGCGCACCGAGATTTGCCGTGAGTGCAGGTTTTCGCATATCACCCGAGGCGATGGCCTGCGCTGCCGCCTCATGCCACCGGTATTTGTGTACGACTATCAGACCGGGGTATCGACGCCTCAGAACGTCGAAGTCAATCCAGACCATTGGTGTGGCCAGTTTAAAGCCCCTCTTAACTCCTGAGCGACCATGATAGATCCGAAGCTCAGAGAGTTCGCCACAGAGCGCCAGTGCGCCATCCTGGATGCCCTGGATGAACACGGCACGCAAAGAGCCGCAGCAGAAGCGCTAGGCCTCTCGCATGGCACGGTTGGAGATGCAGTCCAGGCGGTGAAGAAGAAGGCCGCCAGAATGGGCTACAGCCCAGAACATCAGATGACCCGCGCGGTCCCGGATGGATTTTTCCTCCGCGGTACGTCGACCTACTTCAATAAAGACGGCGAAGTCGCTGGACAGTGGGTCAAGAATCAGATTGACCATGATAAGCAGCGCGAGATATGGGAAGCGGCGGTTGTAGCATTCGCCGAGACCATCCCGCGCGTTCGGCCACGAGCTGCGCCGGCGCACGGCAATGCCGATCTGCTGAACTGCTTCGTCATAACCGATTTCCACCTCGGGATGTTGAGTCACCGCGAGGAAACTGGCGCAGACTGGGATATCAAGATCGCCGAGAACATGATCATTCGGTGGTTTGAGCAAGCGATCGCCCAGTCACCGAACGCAGAGACTGCAGTTTTCGCGCAGCTTTCAGATTTCCTACATACCGACTCGATCGAAGCCCTTACCCCAGCGTCAAAGAACGTTTTAGACGTGGATAGCAGGTTCCACAAGGTAGTCCGAACGGCAATCCGCATCCTGCGCACGGTGATTGACATGCTGCTCGCGAAACACAAACGAGTGCATATCGTGATGGCGGATGCGAATCATGATCCGGTTAGCCAGATATGGATGCGCGAATGGTTCTCCGCGCTCTATGAGAATGAGCCAAGAATCACGGTCGACCGCAGTCCGTCGCCCTACAACGCGTACGAGTTCGGCAAGACCGCCCTGTTCTTCCACCACGGCCACAAACGAAAAGTGACGAATGTTTCCGAAGTCTTTGCGGCCCAGTTCCGCGAGATGTTTGGGCGCACGAAATACGCATATGCCCACACGGGACACCTTCACAGCATCGATGTGAAGGAAAACAACCTGATGGTGGTCGAGCAGCACCGCACGCTGGCGGCGCCGGATGCCTACGCTGCTCGAGGTGGATGGCTATCTGGCCGGGACGCGCAGTGCATCACATACCATAAGGAATACGGCGAAGTCAGCCGCGTCCGGATTAACAGCAACATGCTTGCCTGAAAGAAGATTCTTCCGACCTCGCGCGGGTCCAAGAGCAACGAATGGCCACTCGAAAGACTAAGGATGAGGCAAAAGTTTTATCTCAACGCCCCTTCCCGCCAGAAATTCTCTTTGACGAGAGCAACTGGACCAAGCATTTCGTACCAGCCGATGGTCTGGTCGAGTGGATTGCCCGCGTGCTGATGGATGAGCAATCGCCTCTCCACAACCCGGATCACAACCATCTCCACTTCGCTGACATCGAATACCTCTGGGCCGCGACCGAGAACAAACGCCAGATGCGCCGGGTAGTCGGGCAATGCGAAGAGGTGAGCTTCCGTGTGGGTGCCTGGCAGAAGGGTCGCCAGGAACAGCAGATGAAGGAATGGTTCGGGCGAGTCCCGGCTTACCTCATCACTCTGGATGCTCATTACGCACGGGAATGCTCAGACGCAGAGTTCTGCTCACTGGTCGAGCATGAGCTTTATCACATCGCCCACAAGCTGGACGAGTTCGACCAGCCCGCTTTCACCAAGGATGGGCTGCCCAAGATCGGCATCCAGTCTCACGACGTGGAAGAGTTCGTTGGCATCGTACGCAGGTATGGAGTCGGCGCTGCTGCGGGCAAGACAGCCGCTCTGGTTGAGGCTTCGAAGCGTGCACCCGAGATCGGGAATGTGGACATTGCACGCATGTGTGGGACTTGCTTATTGCGCGCGGCCTAACTTGGATGCCGCTTGGAAGGATCGTAAGGAATGGCAGCACTCTCAGAAACAGTAAAACTGCGCATTGTTCAGGCGCTGGCTTGCTTCGATACGCCATCCCAGGCATCGAAGGCTATCAAAGCGGAATTTGGCCTTGATGTATCGCCCCAGCAATGCGAGGCGTACGACCCGCACAAGCGCACCGGGAATCGGCTGAGCGACAAGTATCGACAGATATTCGCCGAGACCCGCAAGACCTTTCTGGAAGACACCAGCCTGATCGGCGTCTCCCACCGGGCCGTCCGTCTGCGCACGTTGCAACGCATGATCGAGCGCGCCGAGTCGCAGGGCAATCTCTCGCTGACCGCCCAGTTGCTCGAACAGGTCGCCAAGGAAGCTGGCGACTCCTACACCAACAGACACAAGCTGGAGCACACCGGTAAGGATGGCGGCCCCATCAAGACTGCGGCCAGTCCGGTCGATCTGAGCGATGCGACCGATGAAGAACTCGATGTCCTTGAGCGCATTCTCGCTAGACGTCAGTCTGGAGCAAATCCGGGTTGAGAAGCTGCGCCGGCTGAGACTTAAGCTCGAAGCTGACCATCTTGAGTTCACGAAGCACTTCTTCAGGATTCGCCAGGGCATCGACTTCCGGGTCAACTGGCACCACGTCTACATTGCGTACATCCTCGAGAAGGTCATTCGTGGCGAGATAAAGAACGTTGTTTTCAACGTTTCGCCTGGGTCGTCGAAGACTGAAGAGGTGGTGATCAACCTGATCGCGCGCGGACTGGCTCTGAATGCCAGAGCCCGCTTCCTGCACATCTCGTATTCGGATGACCTCGCGGTACTGAACTCCGAAACGGCGCGTGAAGTCGTCCGCTCCGAGGAATACCAGCAACTCTGGCCGCGCAAGATCGCGACGGATGCGGATTCGAAGAAGCGCTGGAACGTCGAGGATGCTGGCAAGAAGGCGGGTGGCGTCTATGCCACCTCCCTAGGCGGCCAGATCACCGGTTTCCGTGCCGGCCACATGGCCGAAGGCTGGCAAGGCGCCATCCTGATCGACGACCCGCTCAAGGTTGAGGACGCCTACAGCAAGACCAATCGCGACAAGGCAAACCGCAAGATCATCTCCACGGTCAAGAGTCGTCGGGCCAATCCCGATACTCCGATCGTCATGATCATGCAGCGCCTGGCTGAGGAAGACCCTACGGGCTTCATCAAGTCCGGCGGTGTGCCGGGTGACTGGACGTGCATCGAGATTCCCGCGCTCATCACGGATGAGTATGTCGCGAAACTTCCTGAGCATATCCAGCCGCTGGTGGACAGTTCGGAGCGCGATGAAGACGGCCGGTTCAGCTACTGGCCGTACAAGGAACCGCTACAGGATCTGCTGGCGTCCGAGAAGGCCGATCGCTACGTCTTCAGCGGGCAGTACATGCAGCGACCTACACCACTGGGCGGCGGGATTATCCAGTCGGGCAAGTTTGTTCGGTATGGGGCGTTGCCTCAATTCGAGTATCGGAAGATTTATGCCGACACCGCCCAGAAGACTGCCGAGCGAAACGACTTCAGTGTGTTTCAGTGCTGGGGATTCGGCTATGACAAGCGCGCCTATCTGATTGACCAGATCCGCGGCAAGTGGACTGCTCCAGTCCTCAAGCAGCGCGCGATCGACTTCTGGAACAAGCATCTGAACGCCGAGTCTGGCGCGAATTCATCCGCGCTTCGACAGATGAAAGTCGAGGACAAATCGAGCGGCACCGGCCTTATCCAGGATATCCGGGCTGACGGCGGCATTCCGATCGAAGGCATCGAGCGCAATAAAGACAAGCTCACGCGCGTGATGGATGTCGTGAGTCATATCGATTCCGGAAACGTCTGCATTCCGATTGAAGCCGATTGGATAAGCGACTTCGTGACCGAATGCGAAAGTTTCACGGCAGACGACACGCATGCGCACGACGACCAGATTGACCCGATGACGGATGCCATCAACGACATGCTGGGCGGTCGCCGTGGCCTTGCTCAATGGGAGCGGTTAGGCGCCGGTTAATTCCGCTCAATCGAGCCACAAAACAGGATTTACTCATAGCATGTCAAAGTCACGTCGAAATCAAAAGGTTGGCGTGACGCAGCCGGTGCAGACTAACGACTCGTTCGCCAACTTTCAGGCAAGGCTTGGCTGGGGCACCGACAACCAGTCGTCTGCGTCGCAGTACACGCTGACGTATCAAAGCCGCAACCGGATCAACCTGGAGGCGGCTTACCGCGGTAGCTGGATTGTCCGTGCTGCTGTTGACGCCATGCCGGAAGACATGACGCGCGCCGGCATCGAAATGTCGGGGCTCGACCCGGAAGACATTTCCCTGATCGAGCGCGACATGATGCGCATGGCGATCTGGGATGCGCTATGTGACAACGGCAAGTGGGCCAATCTGTACGGCGGCTCGCTCGCGGTCATGCTAATCGATGGCCAGGATTTTGAGACGCCATTGCGCGTCGAAGCGATCGGCAAAGATCAGTTCAAGGGGCTGCTGATTCTCGACCGCTGGATGGTATCGCCGCCCGTTGGCGAAGTCGTGACGGAATTCGGCCCCGATATGGGCAAGCCGGTCTTCTACAACGTAATTGCTGATTACGCAGCGATCCCGAAGGCCAAGATTCACTACAGCCGCGTTATCCGCCTGGATGGCATGGATCTGCCGTTCTACCAGCGCGTCAGTGAGAACGGCTGGGGCCTGTCTGTGCTCGAGCCGATGTGGGATCGCCTGATTGCATTCGACAGCGCTTCTGTCGGTGCCGGTCAGTTGATCTACAAGGCGCATCTGCGCACGATGTCGGTGGAGAATTTCCGCGATATCGTTGCGGCCGGCGGCCCTGCCTTGGCTGGTCTCAAAGCTGCAATGGATTTCATTCGCCTCGCCCAGACCAATGAAGGTCTGACGGTCATCGATACGAAAGACACGTTCGAGACGCATCAATACTCGTTCGCCGGCCTCTCGGACATGCTCTTGCAGTTCGGTCAGCAGCTTTGCGGTGCACTGGGTATGCCATTCACTCGCCTTTTCGGACAATCGCCTAGTGGCCTTGGCGCGACTGGCGAAGGCGAAATGAAGCAATGGCATGAGAAGGTCAAGCAGAACCAGGAGCGGCGCTACCGCAATCCCTTGCATCGTCTTCTTTCGGTGATGTCCATGTCATCGCTTGGTAAGCCTTTGCCCGATGACTTTGGGTTCGAATTCCGCAGCCTTCAGGAAATGAGTGAGGCCGAAAAGGCAGATATCGCGACGAAGAAGGTCACGGCCGTCACCGGCGCAGTCGACGCCAATATCCAGAAGCCCTCTGCGGCCATGAAGGATCTGAAAGCATCGTCGCAGGTAACGGGTCTTTTTAGTTCAATCACAGATGAAGACATCAGCGAAGCCGAGGAACAGGAAAAGAACGCTCCGCCGCCTGGTGATATGGACTTGCCTGAGATTCCTACCATGCCGAAACAGACTGGAGACTCGGCGAGCGC